AACGGCTCTGGTTCTTCTAACCAGCCTCTGGGCATCATCAACACCACCGGCATTGGCACCCAGACCATCACCACCTTCGGCACCTTTGCTGAGTACATCGGCATGGAAACCGACGTGGCAGTGGCTAACGCCGACGCTGGCGCTCTGCGTTACATCATCAACGCATCTGCTCGTGGCGCTCTGAAGAGCACTGAGAAAGCTTCTGGCACCGCTCAGTTCGTCTACGAGAACGACGAGATCAACGGTTACCCCGTGACCGTGTCTAACCAGCTTGAGAACAACGACGCTCTGTTCGGTGACTTTTCACAGCTGATCATGGCTATGTGGTCTGGTCTGGACCTGACCGTTGATCCTTATGCAGGTGCAACTGCTGGCACCGTCCGCATCATTGCTCTGCAAGATGTTGACTTCGCTGTCAAGCAGCCTGGCGCATTCTGCTACGGCACCTGATCCAGGTGATCTGTCACATCGTTTCTGACTCATGAAGATTGAAATTCTGAGGCCAGTAA